AACTAAGAATGTTTTTCTTGGATTATTTTCAAACAGTCTATTACGATCTCTGTTATCAAATTTAAACCAACAAGTCAACGCATACATTTTTTCGAATATGTACGGAAGATAATGTTGTTCTTTCCAAGTTGTGCGCAAACTTTCCATATGATGCTGATTGTCTTTTACAAACTTAGTCAAGTGCGCTGTTTGGTGTTTCATAGTTGGTGACGGACGATGCTTCATAAATGCAATAGTTAACAAATCATCTAAGTGCTTTTCTTCATCATCGCACATTGTTTCCCAAAACTGAATCTGTTCTGCAATACTAGCATCAATGATTCTTTGTGGGTCTAGAACATCATCTAAAGAAGTTACATTAGAAACATATGAATGCAACATGATCTGAGAAAACTTAACAAGATCGTTTGTGTTTACATTCTTTTCTTTAAGAACATTAAGTTTTATTTTTTTATTGTTACATATATGGTCAACGATATTATCGAATTTTCTCATATCTGTAACTGGAGGTTTAATTAATGTTTTGATAGAAGTTTCATTAATTTCAAATAATGCATTCATTTTTGATCTCCAGATTTAATTACACGAAGTGCTTCTTTAATTGACTTCAATGTTCTCTGACAATCCATAGGATGATTGTTACGAGCTTCAAGTGCTTCAATTTCTGCGTAATGCTGTTCTAGTTCTTCTGGAGTTAAGATATCTTCTAGAAAGTCGTTTTCGATTTCATTCATAATATATTCCTTGTTTGTTCGTTTAACGAAATTTTAAAGTAATATGAGCAACATCATTGTAACTCATAATATAATACTACATTATTTAGCATTGAAAGTCAAGCTCTTTTTTTACTCATTGATTAATCTCCAATAATGTTCTTTATTCATATCGAATAAGATTGAGATTGCTTCCCAATCATCATCGTCTAGTTTACTTAATACTGCGTTAAATTGTTCATAAGTCATAGTAATCCACTTTCTATATATTCTGGTGTTTTGTCAAATAAGATAAAAAACTTATCTAATTGTTTTTGTGATAGGTGTTGGTCATATTCAATTGTAGCTGTGATGTCATTAATAAACTCAATATCAAGTTCATGATCTCTATACATATTTCTAGATATAAATTTAAGTGTTCGTGGTATCATTTCATTTAACATATGTCTTGCTTCTTGATCACTTAGATAGATATCTCGTTTTGAATTAAAGAATGATTGTTTTAAGTTATCTTGTGATTTTATGAATTCGTAGTAGTCCATTTCTTAACTCCTTTTTTTTGTTTTTTTTGTCAAATAATATTGTAGAATCATCTCTATCAACTCTATCCCTAGTATAGCACTTCTTTTATTTCTTGTCAAATGTTAAGTCAAATCCAGTATTAAGTTTAACATAAAGACTCAAATCTTTTGTATCTACATCTTTTTCACTTGTGAAACCATCATGTTCTAAGAAATAATGAGAGTTGATTTCATTCATATATGATTTGATTTCTTCTATTACTTGTCTTTCTAATTGAAAGTAGATATTCCATTTTGATTTAGAATTAAATGGACGCTTACGATTTCTACCAGTTGTAGTAATAAAGTATTCTGTTGGATATGATGATTTAATTGTATCCCACATTGTTCTAATATCTAATCGTAAAGCAGTCAAGTATGGGTGTTGTTGTAGAAATAACATTTTAGGTTCATCATAGTCTATCATACGAAACAGTGATGATTTATGATGTCTACTTAGATGCGCACCTGCAAATAAAGCATTGATTAGCTTCTTTGATTGCGTTGTTGTAATCTCTGCTTCATATGCTAACTTGTTACGTACTTCACTTCTATTAGAAATGTAATGTTCTAGTGTCTCTAATACTTCACCAGTTGCATCAGGAACTTGAAATGAATGCGCATACAATAACGTAGGTGCTGCACATACGATATCATATTGATGAGTTAGACCTCTATCAGATAATAGCTTTGTTCTAATATCAGTTCGAATGTTCTGTATTGGATTAAACAATCTATGTGAATGTTCTTCATATTTAAAATCTAATGTTTCTAGTTGCTCTTCATATGTCTCACTTGCCCAATTAATTGCTTCTTCATGGAGAAGTGCTATACTAGGGATAGACTTAGAGAGATGATTCTCCGATTTTTTAATACCTAAAGAACTGACTAAAAAATTCATACCGCTATCTGAATAGATGTATTTCTTGCATTCACCTGTATCCATATTGTATGAATCATCAACACATACAAGTAATAGATTTCTTAGGTATTTGCTGAGTTTATGATTTGCACTACCGAAATGTTTATCAATAAAAAGAGTCGACATAGCTGTAGGTGTTTTATTTGATACAAGTGCTTTAGTAAAACCAATGGCTTTACGGCATCTCTTAATAACTCTTGGATCATTGAAATTGGGGTTATATTGATTCATATGATTATCCTTGTTAATTGATTTATAGCACAAGTATACTACGTCATATGATTCGTGTCAAGCAAAAAAATAACCCGATAGAGAACTTAGAAAACTCTATCGGGCTATGGTCGTAATCAATCAACTTTTAAGGAGATAAAAAAATGTCAAACATCTTTTTATGTCAATTAGTGATCCCCACCACTTACTGACACTTATATTTATACCATAAAAAACACTTGCAGTCAAGTCATTTTTGTGTTATTATAAATATAGATAAATTATAAAGGAGATTTATATGTCAAATGGACAACAAGGATATGGCATTACTTGGAACTTGCAAACTATTTCAGATTTCAGTGATAAAGAAAATAACTGCTATATTTGGCGTGGTGGCAAGCACAGACAAAATTATGCGATGATGCGATACGAAGGTGAAATGAGAACTGTGCATTCAGTAATCGCAGAATTGAAATATGGTGAAAGACCAACAAAATACACAGGTACACGTGTAACAAGAACTTGTGGTAATAAATTGTGTGTTAACCCAGACCATATTATTATCGAAGAAGCATCAAAGATTAAACGCAGAAGATATCATTGTAAGGATAGAAAAATAACTCAAGAGCAAGCACGTGACATTAGAAAACGATATGCAGAAGGTAAACGTGGAATAACTAAAATATTAGCAAAAGAATACAACGTATCAACGCATACAATCTATGCAACTATAGGCAACAGACTTTACAAGGAAATACCAAATGAAGATGAATGAAACAACAGAACGATATTACAAACTCAGAAACTCGCTAATTGCGTTAGTATTCTGGAACATTATATTTGTAGACATAGCATTAATATGGAGAGTATTCAGTGGACAATAAACTAGAACTAGCACTACAACGAGAGTTTGACAGATTTGAACGTAATCAAACAGTAGTAGCAGAAAAGAATAGTGAATGGGAATATGATGCATACATGGATCAACCATCAGAAGGTCTATTACTACAAGAGCGTGTGACGTATCGTAGGCGCAAAGATGGTAAGATTGAACGTGAGTGTGTTACTCGAACATTCTATGGTAAAAACGACTACCAAGATTCATCGTCTACCACAATCATATAAATAAATGTAGATGAGAACGATGAGCGTTCTTGACTATTGTTTATGTCATAAAAAAGAGCGAGACTTTCATCTCGCTCTTTTTCTTTATAGATATTTGAATGTCCAGAATGGTAAGAATTCTTCCAATACATCTTTGTCTGGTTCTTCTATATAGATTTTCATAAACTGTTCATCCATATCGAAATGACTATTACTGGCATTCATGTTATTTTCGTTACACCAATTTACCAGTTCAAAATGTGCTTCGTTATATTTTTGATCGTAGTCATAACGATTTTTGATATCTACTGGTAAATCAATTTTAATTATCGCCCATTCACGATCATATATGTTATCGTATTTTAGCATACGTTGTCTAGTTCTGTGTTAAATGTAGAGCTAGTGTGAAAGCATGGTGATTCTAGCAAACTGAGCGCGTAAGTCTCATTTAACGCTTTGATGTCTTCATATGATTCGTTAACTTTTTTTTCTACAAACCAATCGACATAAACACCGCGATCTCCTAAATCTTTCATAGACATGATGTTTTCTATTAGACGATCAAATTCTGCTTTGTATTCTTGTTCAGTCATAATCATTTACTCCTTTGTCTCTTGATTACTTGTTCTTTATACACTGATTCGTTTGATTTGTCAAGCAATTTATCATTATTTCTATAAGCATAAATAAGTATGCGCACAATAAAACTCTGGAGAAAATAATGGCAATTCATGACATTAATATTCAGCAAGGGGCAACCTTTGCTAAAACTCTTACTATCACAGATGATTCAGACGTAGCGATTAATATCGCATCAGATACATTTCGTGGTCAAGTAAGAAAAAAACATACATCTACAGACATCGAAGCAACATTCACAATGACCATCACAGACGGTGCTAATGGCGTTGTAGCTTGGTCATTAACTGATACACAAACAGCGGCTATGGGTAATGGTCGTTTTGTTTATGATCTAGAATGGGTCAAAGCAGATGGTAACGTAGTAAGATTGCTAGAAGGCGTAGCAGACACAACGCCAGAGGTAACAAGATAATGACAAAAGTAACGATTGACGAAACCACATATTCAGTAACAGTTGCGGAAGAAAACGTCAACGTTACAGTTGCAGACGCAACAGAAACAATTCAAATTCAAATCGCTAGTGGAGCATCACTACATCAAGTCCTTTCTTCGGGAGGAGGGAATTCACTTGTTGTTGGCTCTACAGGCGGACTCACCACGCTGAAGTCGTTGTCAGCGGGTGATAATGTGACCTTCAGCGATGACGGTAATACAATTACTATCTCTTCTACGGAAGATGATCTATCCAATAATACAACGGACGATCTCGCTGAAGGCACAACTAATTTATACTATACAGATGCACGTGTAGATAGTTCACTAGCAAGTGTAACTGGAAACATTATTCCAAGTGTAACTGACACATATACACTAGGTTCACCAACACATGTTTGGCAAGATTTATATCTTGGACAAGCATCTTTGTATATTGATGGAACAAGAGTTATTGGTTCAGATGTAACAGGTGATATTAATATTACTACAGACCCTAACCAAAATATTCACATTGCGGCAGGGCAAAATGTTGTATTTCAATCAGTAGTTGGTGCAACAGATCAAACTTTTGAAGTAGAACTAGACACGATCAATCTTGGTAAAGATGTTGGTGGTGCAACAGTTACAGTTCGTGGTACATTAGAAGCACCAGACTTACACGTTGGTGATTTAGAACTAGACGCATCAGGTATTCAACAAACAGCAGTTGGACAAAACTTAACTCTTAAAACAAGTGGCACTGGCTTTGTCTATGTAGAAACAGCAGATTTCTATGTAGGTGATGTTAACACAAGTGCAGTTAAGATTGACGAAAATTCTATTTCTCGTTTTGGTGGTGGAATAGTAACAATTGAAGGCTTTACTAACTCAGCAGATATGACAACTGCTATCAATACAGCGGAAACAAATGCGAACACATACACAGACACTAGAGAAATTGCGATTACAACTGCATACCAAGCGTATGCTGACCAAAGTGAAGCAGATGCGATCACAACAAGTAATTCTTATGCCGATACTGCTATCGCAAATCTGGTAGATTCTGCACCTGCAACTCTAGACACACTAAACGAATTAGCGGCGGCACTTGGTGATGATCCAAACTTCGCTACAACAGTAACAAATTCAATTGCTACTAAATGGACACAAGACAACACTAAAATCTCAAATTGGGATACAGCATATTCTTGGGGTGATCATTCAGTAGAAGGCTATTTGACTTCATATACTGAAACTGACCCAATCTTTACAGGACACGTTGCAAGTTCAATCTTATCAACAGACATCACTAACTGGAATACTGCATATGGTTGGGGTGATCATTCTATTGTTGGTTACATCACAGATTACACTGTAACAGAAGCAGACGTAACACAACACCAAGCCGCTCTATCTATCACAGAGAGCCAAATTAGCGATCTAACACACTATACAGATAGTGATGCAAGAACAGCAATCTCATTAACAAGTTCTAACTTAAATGAACTATCATACGATAATACAACTGGCGTTATAACTTATGTTTCCCCAACAACAGTAGCGGCAACAGGTCAAGTAGTATTTGACGTAAGAAACGCAAGTGGTGTAGATATCGCACGTGGTGATGCAGTATATATTGCAGGTCATTCAGGTGGTAAAGTTCTTGTAGCAAAAGCAGATGCAAATGCAGCAGGTGAACATCCTGCATTTGGTCTAGCAAATAGCGCAATGTTAAACAATAGTGATGGTACAGTTCTAACACACGGTGAAATGTTAAATGTAGACACATCAGCATTCGCAGTAAATGATACTCTATATCTAAGCGAAACAGCAGGTGAGTTAACAGCAACAAGACCAAGTTCAGAAACAACAGCAGTTCAGAATATTGGTAAAGTAGCACGTTCAGACAATCAAAATGGTATTATCGTTGTAGCAGGTTCGGGACGTGAAAACGATGTTCCAAACTTAGCAACAGGTCATGTATTCATCGGTAATGGTAGTGGCTACGATAAGAGAGCATTAACAACATCAGATGTAAGTGAAGGATCAAATCTTTATTATACAGATGCACGTGTTCAAACTGTTATTGATACTAATACAGCAGGGTTCATTACAGATTACACTGAAACAGACCCAATCTTTACAGCTAGTGACGCATTCGATATTACAGCAACAAATAAATCTAACTGGAATACAGCATATTCTTGGGGCAATCACGCAGATGAGGGTTATCTGACAAGTTTCACAGAAACAGACCCAACTGTTCCTGCACATGTGAAAGCAATCACTACTACAAATATTTCAAACTGGGATACTGCTTATGGATGGGGCGATCATTCAGCAGTTGGTTACATCACAGATTACACAGTGACACAAGCAGACGTAACACAACACCAAGCGGCTCTATCAATCACAGAATCACAGATTACAGACTTAACACATTACACAAATGCACAAGCAATCACAGCCGTTCAAAATGAAGCAACACTTGACTTAACAGGTGATGTTACAATCGCACAAGACTTAGATGTTACAGGTCTAATCAAAGTAAACGATGGTTACACAATAAGTTCTTTTGATCCATATAGTCCCGCAGGTCTTCCATCAACAGCAATGCCTACAACTATTATGGGCATAGGACAAGAAGAAGGTTGGGCAGGCTTAACTATTCGCTCTCGTGGTGAACATGCATGGGGACTAACTGGATTCGGCATTCCAAATGAAAAGCCAAGAGCATTACTTAATCTAAGTGGTGGTAGATTAGATGGTTCAAGTGACGATTACTTAAACAATGCCGACAACTTTGGTTCAATCTTATTCAATCCATACTCTGGTTACAAAACTGGAACAGAATGGTTAACACCATCAGCATACGTTGAAGCTATTGCAACAGAAGATCATTCAAGTAGTGGTATGGGAACTAAACTCGTTCTTAATACAACAGAGAATGGCAACCAAGCAGGCGCGCAGGATGCATCACATACTAACAAGTCTATTGAGATTCAAGGCACAACAATCTCAACAAGTGAAACAGAACTAATCGTAGATGACAATCTAAAAATCGTAGGATCAGGTTCATCAAATACAGTTATTGGTGATGCACTAATCGCAAACACTTACGCCACTCACGGTTTCAAAGTTAACGCTGACGATACAAATTGGGCAGGTATTACACTAGAAGAATATGTAGGTGCAGGTAACAAACCACTAGTAAGTGGATTTGCAAACGCAACTGTTGCTGCACAAGTAATCGGTGGCACACCAAGTGCAAAAACAAATGTTATTTCAGGTAAACGTCTATTAACTATTCAAGGTCTAGCGGCAAATCAAAGTGACGGAACACTACCACAAACAGCAAACTTTAGAATCAAAGGTGAAACAACAGAAGATCAAACAACTTCTAATCGTGGCACAAAACTAACATTCGAAACAACTGCCAATGGAAGCAATAACACAACTGAAACTCTAAAGCTGACAGGCAACCAAGTTACTGTTAATAGTGGTGGCGATGGTTACTTAAACTCAGGTGGCGATCTTTATCTTAATGATGACGTAACAGTTACAGGAACATTAAACGTAAATGGTAACGTCACATTAGGTGATGCAAATACAGATACGATTACAGCAACAGGTAAACTAAAAGCATCAAACGGCTTTGGAAATACTGTATTAGATGTAAACACAGCAAACTATCTTAGTGGTGTTCTTGGTATTGTTGGAGCAGGAGATCAAGCATACATCTCAGATGGGAACGGTGGCACACCGTGTATGGCTTTCTACGATGGTTCAAACTGGAAGAGAATGCATTCACCAACAGATAACATTTCATCTACATAAGGAATATTATTATGCAAAGAACAAATAAGAATGTAATAGAAATGACTGACGTAGCAAATCAAAACAAGTTGGATATTGAACTTATCAAGCACGATATCAAAAGCATCAGACAAGAAACTAATATTCATAATAAACAAACTGAAAAAGACTTTGCATCAATACATAAGAAGATAGACAAGATTGACACAAGATTATGGGCAGTGGCTGCCCTAATCATAGCAACAACATTCGGCAAATTACTTGCTGATTTGTTTATGTAAAACACTTAACCAAGTATAAAGGGAGAGACTCGATGGACGAGGAAAAGAAATCGGTTGGAAGACCAAAGATAGAAATAGATGAAGAACTGCTATACAAGTTAGCAACTATTCATTGCACGATGAAAGAAATGGTAGATATTTTAGGTGTATCACAAGATACTCTGAAACGCAATTTTGCACACATTATCGCTAAAGGGAAGTCTGACGGCAAAATGAGATTAAGACGTAAACAAGTTGAAGTAGCAATGTCTGGTAATCATACAATGTTGATTTGGCTAGGTAAACAAATGCTTGGTCAAGCTGAAACACCAGTGAACACAGATGATGCTAAAATCCTACCTTGGAGTGATGACGCATAATGCCACTTAACACGGCACAAAAAGCAGTTGCAAATAGTGACGCAAGATTTAGAGTATTCGTAGCAGGTAGACGTTGCGGTAAAACATTCTTTGCTATTCGAGAGTTAGCAAGGTTTGCAAGACATCCAAACAAAACTGTTTGGTATGTTGCACCAACATATTCTATGGCTAAAAACATTGTATGGGAAGAACTGTGTGGTAAAATGACAGAACTAGGATGGGCAGAAAAGATCAACCAAAACGAACTTAGTATTCGTTTAATCAACGGTAGTAAGATATCGTTGAAAGGTGCTGATCGATTCGATACACTACGCGGTTCAGGTGTAGACTTTCTAGTAATGGACGAATTTGCAGATATGAAACGTGAAGCATGGGAAACAGTTTTGAGACCAACACTATCAGCACAGAAACCCGCAGGACACGCACTATTCTGTGGAACACCAAAAGGCTTTAATCATTTTAAAGACTTGTATGATCGTGGACAAAGCGATGATGAACAATGGGATAGTTTTCAGTTCACTACTATTGATGGCGGAAATGTACCTGAAGAAGAAGTAGAACGTGCCAAAGCAGATATGGATAAGAGACAATTCGAACAAGAATACCTTGCATCATTTGTTAACTTCACTGGTCAAATCTATTACAACTTTGATCGTAAAAAGCACGTAGAGAAAAAAGACTTTAATCCAGATGCACCAATTCATATTGGCGTTGACTTTAACATTGACCCAATGTCAGCAAGCATTTGTCAAATCGTAGATGGCAAGCTACATCAGTTTGACGAAC